CCGCAGTTCACCGTGTGGCCCACGCCTGACAATTCGCAGACGTATACGCTTGTCTACTGGCGGCTTCGCAGAATTCAGGACGCTGGTGCGGGCGGGACGTACACCCAAGATGTACCGTTTAGGTTCATTCCCGCTTTGGTATCGGGACTGGCCTACTACCTGTCCATGAAGATCCCCGGTGCGATGGAGCGAATGCAGGTACTGAAAGCGCAATATGATGAGGACTGGGATCTTGCTTCGACGGAAGATAGAGAGAAGGCCGCTGTCCGGTTCGTCCCAAGAGAGCAATTCATTAGTTGATCATGGCGTTCAAAACACGCGAACAGGCACTTGCCTATTACAAAAAATATAACGCGGAGAACCGCGATGCGCGTAATGCCGCCCGAAAAAAATGGAACGATGAGAATAAAGAGTATAGGCTGCTTAAACAAAAAGAGTATGCGCAAGCAAATGCTGATAAGCTAAAGCAGTATTATTCTGAGTACAACGCCAAAAGGCCAAATAGTAGTGAGTACCATAAAGCGTACTATGAAGCCAATAAAGCGCGTATAGCTGAGCAAAAAAGAGAGTATCGTGAAGCAAACAAAGAGCGACTAGCTGAAGCAAAAAAAGTTGATTACGAAGTTAACAAGGAAGCACGATTAGCTCAAAAGAAAGAGTATCGCAAAAAAGCTGCAGGCAATATTGCATACCTAAATGCGAGCCGCAAAAAAGCGGTACGAGAGCGCACTCCAAAATGGTTGTCAAAAGATGACAGACTGACAATGAAGTGTGTCTATGCCATAGCAGCAATGCTGACTCGACGCAATGGTGAGCCTTGGCATGTAGATCACGTAATACCTCTGCAAGGCAAACACGTTTCTGGGCTGCATGTGCCGTTAAATTTGCGCGTCATGCGTGGCGCTGAGAACATCTCAAAAAAGAACAAATTTGAGGTGACGCATGTCTAACCGCTTTGCAAACGGCGCAAAGGCATTCGGTTTCTGCGACCGTTGCGGATTTCGCTTTGACCTCAAAAAGCTCAAAAATGAGGTCATCAAAACAAAGCGTACAGCCATAAAATCGTGCCCGCAGTGTTGGAGTAAGGACCATCCTCAACTTTTGTTAGGGACCTTCCCGGTCTCGGATCCCCAGGCCATCCGCGATCCTCGTCCAGACACAAACACTTGGTACTCGTCTGGTGTGACTGCTACGGGCTCGTTCGGCGGGGGTAGCAGGGTGATTGAGTGGGGCTGGGCTCCGATAGGTGGGTCCAGTGGTTTTGATGCGCCCCTGACGCCAAACAGCTTGGTCGGGCAGGGATATGTTGGTACAGTCCAAATTGTCACGACCTAAGGAGTGAAAGATGAAAGATGTTCACAAGCACGAACGTGCGATGCACCCCGGCAAGCCGATGACCAAGCTTGCCAAGGGCGGGAAAGCCTTCAAGAAGGGTGGTCCCACCTCTGAGGACCGTATGCGCCTGGGCAAGAATCTGTCCCGCGCTGCCAACCAGAAGACGGGGTGAGCTATGAGCAAGATCACAAAACTTCCTCCGGCCAAGCAGGCATACCCGCAAGGCCCTGTCAATCCGCGTGACCTGTGCATGGTGGTGGGCAGCATCTCCAAAGAGTCCGCTCCGGGGCCGAAGACCTCCGGGATCAAGCAGCGTGGATCTGGTGCCGCTACTCGCGGCTTCATGTCTCGTGGGCCGATGGCGTGAGGTGAAACTTGAACTACACCGAGTTGCAGACTGCCGTTGAGGACAGCACGGAAAATACGTTTTCCGCGACAGACTTTGCGCTTCTGACGAAGCTGGCAGAGCAGCGCATCTACAACTCGGTGCAGCTTCCTAATCTTAGGAAGACATCAAACCTCACGCTGACCATTGGTAATCCGTTGCTTGTAGTGCCGACAGACTTTCTGTCTGCGTTTTCCTTTGGGGTTACATCGGGCACTACGTTCAGCTACCTGCTGAACAAAGATGTGAACTTCATGCGGGAGGCTTTCCCGAGTTCAACTACAACGGGGACGCCACAGTACTACGCCCTGTACGGGACGCAGACCGGCACTCCGCTGGTGCAGTCTTTCCTGCTTGGCCCCACGCCCAACGCTGCGCTGACGGCGGAACTGAACTACTTCTACTACCCGGAGAGCATCGTCACTGCATCGACCACATGGCTGGGTAACAACTTTGACAGTGTGCTGTTTAACGCAGTGATGTTGGAAGCTGCCCGGTTCATGAAGCAGGAGCAGGACATCGTTGCGCTGATGGACAAAGAGTACGTGCAGTCACTGACGCTGTTGAAGAACCTTGGTGACGGGCGCGACAGGCAGGACAGTTACCGCTCGGGGCAGGTGAGAACGAAGGTGATCTAAATGGCTCTGGTACAAACGCTGTGCTCTTCGTTCAAACAGGAGTCATGGCTGGGTATCCATGATTTGGATACCGACGTTTTGAAGATGGCGCTCTACACGAGCGCCGCTTCTCTTGGTGCAGACACCACGGTTTACACCCTCACAGGTGAAACGTCTGGCACAGGCTACAGCGCTGGGGGCGAGATCCTCACCAATGTCCAAGTGCTTCTTTCTGGCACCACGGCGTATGTGACGTTCGATAACCCTGCGTGGCCGGGGTCTAGTTTTGTCACCCGTGGTGCGCTGATCTACAACACTTCCAAAGCCGACCGTGCTATTGCCGTTTTGGACTTCGGTGCTGACAAAACTGCCGGTCCAAATTTTACGGTGCAACTGCCTGCTGCTTCTGCCACCACGGCAGTAATTCGATTTGCTTGAGGTAAGACATGCCATCTTCATACACCACCTCGCTGCGTCTCACGCTTCCTGCTACGGGCGAATTAAGTGGTCAGTGGGGCAACACTGTAAACACCGGCATTACTGAACTGCTTGATGCTGCGGTAGCAGGTACGACAACGATTTCTACATGGGGTGGCCCTGGAGTTGCGTACACGCTGAGTAACAATTCTGGCACTGCGGACGAAGCCCGCAGAATGTTCATTGTGGCGACGGGCACTCCGGGTGAGGCCAAGAACGTCATCTGCCCTGCGGTGAGCAAGATGTACGTGTTCAGGAACGACACGACGGGTGGCTTTGCCCTGACGCTGAAGACCTCTGGGGGTACGGGTATTGCGGTCCCAGCGGGCCAGTACAAGCTCCTGTACTGTGACGGCACGAACGTGGTGGAGGCGGTTAACTCACTGGGGCCTGTGGCTTCGTTGACGGCTTCTCAGGCGGTGTTTACTGACGCCTCAAAGAACTTGGTGTCCAACGCCATCACGGGCACGGGCAATGTGGTGATGTCCACCTCTCCCACGCTGGTGACCCCGGCCTTGGGCACGCCCACTGCTTTGGTTGGCACAAACATCACCGGCACTGCGGCAGGTTTGACTGCGGGTAACGTAACAACCAATGCAAACCTGACTGGCGCAGTCACAAGTGTAGGCAATGCTACCTCTTTGGGTTCATTTAGCTCTGCCAATCTGGCTGGTGCTTTGACAGACGAGACAGGAACAGGCTCTGCGGTCTTCGCCACCTCCCCAACGCTGACCACCCCCAATCTTGGAACTCCATCTGCTCTGACGCTGACCAACGCCACGGGCTTGCCTCTCTCGACGGGCGTTACGGGCACATTGGCTACGACGAACGGCGGCACGGGACTGACTTCCTTCACCTCCGGTGGGGTTGTCTACGCAAGCAGCACAAGTGCGCTGGCTACGGGGAGTGCGCTGACGTTTGATGGGACGAACTTTGCGGTTAGCGGTGTTGGAGTTTTTGGGGCCGGAACAACGAAGTTACGAACCTATTCTGATAGCACATACAGCGGCATCTTCAATGGCGCATCCCTTACGGCAGCAGAGTGCATTTACATGGGCGCGGGGACTCAGTTTTTTTATGCGGCGGGTGCCGAAGGCATGCGCCTCACCAGCAGCGGTCTGGAGGTCAAGCAGAGCCAACTGATCGGATATTCCTCATACGCAGGCATTGGCACCAACGGGCTGGCGGTAGCGGGCAACGTGGGGATTGGGACGAGTTCGCCTACTTATAAGTTGGATGTTTTGGTAGCAGGAAACAACGGCATCCGTACAACATCAAGCGCAGGACAACAACTGTATTTGGGTAATACAGGCGGTGATGCTGTTGTGGGTACGCTGAACAACTACTCCCTTGGTTTGCTTACAAATGGAAGTGTAAGAGCCACCCTCGACTCCTCCGGCAACCTCGGGATTGGGACGAGTTCGCCGGGATACAAACTGGATGTTTCAGCAACAGGTTCAACTCCAGTTCGTTTTACCCGCACAGATGGCGTATATGTATTAAGTTTGGTTGGAACGGGAACGTCTAGTAATGGTGCTTTGGGAATGTCCACCAATGACATGGTGTTCTTGACCAATGGCTCCGAACGCGCCCGCATCACCTCTGGCGGGAATCTGTTGGTGGGGACTACTGCCGACAACGGCGCTAGGTTGGTGGTTGGCGGCACATCCTCTGGTGCTGTTGCAGGAACTCGGAACGTACTGCAACTGCGGAACGCAAACGCGACAGGGAATCAGTCAAGTTTTTTGGTGTTTGGCTCTGCGGGAGAAGAAGCGAGTTGTTTCATCGGAAACGACAACGCTGCAAATGGCACCGAGCGTCAGGTCTTGTCTTTTGGAACGGCAGGCATCGAACGCGCCCGCATCACGAGCGCAGGAAGTTTTGTTGCCGGTGCCCAAGCCGCACTCGCCACCACCGCCACAGACGGGTTCCTCTATGTCCCCACCTGTGCAGGAACGCCTACGGGCACGCCGACGTCTATTACAGGCATGGCACCTATCGTGGTGAACACCACGAATAACAAGTTGTATTTCTACTCTGGCGGCGCTTGGCGTGACGCTGGGCCCTAACCCCTGAAAGGACAACCATGATCTGGACGATCTCAAGCCTGGACCGCACCCTGCCTGACGGCTGGGTCTTCACCGCCCACTGGCGTGTATCCGACACCCAAGACGGGTTCTCTGCGTCCACCTACGGAACGATCAGCTTCCCGGCCAAGCCCCCTTCAGATCCCGACTTCATCCCTTACGAAGACCTGACCGAAGAAATTGTTATCGGCTGGGTCAAGGACGAGATGGGTCCGAACCAAGTCGCTGCGTACGAGGCCGCAGTGCAAGGGAAAATTGACGCTCAAGTCAACCCCTCAACCGCCTCTGGAACTCCTTGGAGCAACTGATGAACGAGCCCAAGATCACCCTTACCGATCTGTCTGTCAACGACATGAACGTGCTGCTCGCTGGCCTGGGCAAGCTGCCGCTGGACGCTGCGTACCCTGTGTTCATGAAGGTCAAGGCGCAAGCTGAAGCGCAGATCGCGGCACCCGAGTCCGCTGGCCTGAGCGACTGATCATGGCTTGGTCAGACGTACTGAAAGCGATCATCCCCATCGTGGTGGCCTGTATCGCATGGCTGCTGGGGCAAGTGAACTCTTTCTCTGAGCGTCTGACCAAGATTGAGGGCAGCATGCCTGCGCTCATCACCTCTACCGGCGTACCAACCGACAGCCCTATATCTGCCGAGAAACGTGCCATCCTCAAAGAGCAGTTGATGAACCACATCAACGAGCTTCAGGTCAAGGTCAGGCTGCTTGAAGAGCGCGAACGTATCAAAGGAGCCAAGTGATGTTTGAATCGCTGATCGGTGGTCTGTTTGGCGGTTTGCTTCGCCTCGCGCCAGAGGTGTTTAAGCTCTTTGACAAGAAGAATGAACGGGCGCATGAGCTTCGCATGGTGGAAGCCGAGATGGAGTTTGCCAAGATCCGGGGTGAGATCGCCATGCGGCAGGTCGAAGCGCAGATGACGATGGCCGAGATGGACACGATGGCTCAGGCGTTCAAGGAGCAGTCCGAGACCGCTAAGAATGCCGGGTGGTTTGTCTCTGCAATCTCAGCGCTGGTGCGCCCGATGGTCACTTACGCTTTCCTGGCTCTGTACGCCTCTGTGAAGATTGCTGCTTTCCTGATTGCCATAGAACAGAACGGCAACTGGAAGGAGGTCTTGGTCACGATGTGGGGCGCAGACGATCTTGCTGTCTTCAACATGATCATCTCCTTCTGGTTTGTCGGACGGGTGTATGAGCGGTCCAGCAAGTGAGGCGATAGACATCGCTGCTGCTCTGTGCCGCCCTTTTGAAGGGCTACGGCTGAAGCCGTACATCTGCCCGGCGGGCTACCCCACGATTGGCTATGGAACCGTTTTCAAGCCTGACGGCACCAAAGTGACGATGGAGCATCCCGAGATCACCAAGGAAGTCGCGGATGAGTGGTTGCTGTCTGAGCTACAAACGAACTATCTGGCGGGGGTTTTGAAGGCTTCGCCGGGGTTGCTTGCGTTCCCAAAGGCCCTTGGGGCGATGACCGACTTTGCTTACAATCTTGGCGTGGCCCGGTATCGCGGCAGCACCCTGCGGCGCAAGATTGACGAGCAGGACTGGGACGGTGCCAAGGAACAGTTATCCCTGTGGGTGCGCGGCGGTGGCAAAGTATTGCCCGGTCTGGTGAAACGTAGAGCCGCAGAAATTGCTTTGCTGGGGTAAATATGCCACTCAAGAAGATACAACTCAAGCCAGGACTTTGGAAAGAAGGAACGCGCTACACGGCTGAGGGCGGGTGGTTTGACTGTGACAAAGTACGCTTTCGTTACGGCACACCAGAGAAAATTGGCGGCTGGAATCAGCTATCAAACGTAAGCACATTTGAAGGCACGGCGCGTTCG